TTTTTATCTGATGCTTCTTTTAGTTCGTAGCAAAGACTAACAGTCAGCGAATACATGGCACTGATTTCTGACGTGCTCATGTCTTTTACTTTGCCTGCAAGAATATCAGTTGGATTAGGCATACTTGATGCTACTTTGCGGTGTGCCATAAACTTGACGCCTAAACCTTCTCCAACTGAACCTGAAACCAAGTCAGTTGTGGTGTTTTCGTCAAGTTCGTCATCTAGCAATTCACTTACAAAACTCCAACTACGTGGTGTTGCAAACGAACGGCTTGCTGACTTAGGATCAAAGTCGTACAAGTCTTTCTTGGAGAAAGTCAAGTAACCAACCACGTCCTTGTGAATGTTGTTATCAACGGCCCACTGGAACCAATCATCAAAGTCGACAGCCAATTCAATGTGAACAAAGCGATTAGCAAGTGGTGATGGCATACGATATGTTACGCCTTTGTCTGCTTCACGGTTACCCGCAGCAACGATGATAACATTGTCTGGCAGTTTGTATTGCCCGACACGACGATTTAGAATCAACTGATATGCTGCCGCTTGTACAGCAGGAGCAGCTGAGTTCATCTCGTCAAAAAATACAACAATGTTGTCGTATTGTGCTGCCATTTCTTCGTCTGGCAGTTCTGATGGAGCACCCCATGTCATTTTAACATTTGCGCTGTCAAAATATGGAATGCCTTTAATATCAGTTGGATCCCAAAGACTCAACCGAATATCGATTAGATGTGAATTAGTTAAGCTATCGGTAATTTGTGCTACGATGTCACTTTTGCCGATGCCGGGAGGACCCCACAAAAACACTGGACGCTTTTTTAGCATAGCGTGACGCAGTGCGTTTTTTGCTTTGTTGGGTGATACGGTGCGAATTACGTCTGACATTTGTATTCCTTTCTAAATCAGTGCCTATGTCTTAGTGTAGTATACTTTTACGTTTGTGTCAAGTGATAATATTCCAGATAATTGCGCCAATTACAATCATCCAAAAGATATTCCAAAATTCGCCTGTGACTACTTCTTTATTAGACACTGGTTGAACACAATTAGGACATACTTTTGCACCAATAGGTTTATCTAAAAAACACTTTGGACATTGAACATTCACCATCTTTATGACTCCTTATATAATTTACGTATTTTGGCACGATCGTTGTAACCAATGCCTTGCTTCCAAAGGAAGTAATCAAATCCTTGCTCGCAATCTACGTCATCGCCTTCAGCATCAGCAAGAAACTCAACTGCTTTTTTCCAGTTACAATCACAAAACTTCATAGTTGCTGCAACCTGCTTGCGGAACTCTACAAGATTAGCTGCTTCAGCAGCCTCCTCCTGTGCTTGAGACGCTTTCATTGCGTCAATCAAAAGGTCCCAACACTCTTGCTTTTCAGCAGGTGTATATTCGTTCCAGTCATCAAAGAAACGCTGTGATGGACGGAAACCATATGCGTCTTTGTGTAGATCTGAAATAATGTTATCTTCGTATGTGTAAGACATTTTGTTACCCTCTTTGTCTTGTTGCCCTATACATATAATATAGCGCAACTAGCATCAAAGGTCAACCTTTTTTATTCAATTTTATTGAAAAACTTCCAGGATTATTTGGTGTTTGTTTGCATTCTCTTATACGTGGATGATTCCTTGCCCAAGTTTCAAACTCACGCATCATAGCACCTTGTCCAGTAATTACTGTACATTTTTTGTGTCCAGCAAAATATGCCTCGGTTATTCTACTATTGAAGTGTTGCCAAGCATTATGAATGTGATATCCGTGTAAATCAATCCTCATCCTTCTTTGACCTTGACATAGCTTTTGTTAATCCATATTTACGCAGGTCTCCGCTAAACAAACCTAGTTCAACTGCTTTGCGTTCATTTGTAACTGTAATGCTTCTGTTTGTTAAGTAGTACGGACAATCAATAAACTTGTCTAAAAATATAATTACTTGTGTAGTCATAGGCATATCACGTGGATATGGTATATCATATGTTTGTAGTTCAATTTTGTTTATAACATCAAATCCATCGTCGGTAAGTCTAAGTCCGCCTACATCTTTTTGTCTTGTATTGTACCACCAAAGAGGCATATGCTCTTTTACACTAAGATCATTATAACTTTTACCTAATTCTTTCAAAAAAAGTTTAGTGTAAGTTGTTTTATTCATGGATCTAATTTTTCGCCTGCTGTTAATTTATAAACAGCAAACTCGTCTGTGTTAAACATATCGTTTAATTTTTTTGCTAGGTTGTGGGCATGTCCTGGATTGCTAAAACTTGTTTTTTTGTATTTAGGTCCAGGATAACCAGTCAAGCTATTACTGCTTTTTAAATTAAAAGGTTTATCTTGGTAGAAGACAGCCCAGATTGCTTCCGCATCTAATACTTGCTCGCACTTGTATGTTACTTTATTTGTAAACTCAAGTTTTACTGTAGGCTTAGGTCTACTCATATGCGTTTCCTTTAATATAAACTACGCATATATTTATCTTTTTTACCAGCCACCTGAATCCATATTAATCTCAATAGTTTGGTCTTGGTTGAGTTTATCTATTTTTTCATCTAATATTTTTTCTAAATCGCCGTGCAATCTAGCCATTACTTCACCAAGTGTAAAGGCTAGAGTTTTTGCTTGATTAATATCTAGACGAACTTCTTTTGCTCTACTTTGTTCAGCAACCTTTACCATTTGTATAAGTTGCTGAATTGGCATTGTATTAATCGGATCGGTTGACATTTGCTAAAGCCATTTTCATTTCTAGTTCTGTTTTATATGGACCCATATATTCATTGCGTTCTACTGTTATCAATTTAGGACAATAACTTTTTAACCAATTTACATTGAATTTGATCAAATAATATCCTGCACAGTAGACACTTTTTGATTTTTCACTTTTTGTAAACAATGGAAGTTTGCGTTGGATATCATACATGCTATTATACGGAATAGTGCGTGTTGGATAACCATGCACATCTTTTTGTTGTTTACCATCTATATTTTTAATACTTGCAACTAAAAAGTTCTTTCCAAAAGTTTTTTTAAGTTGACTTTCATTTTTATAAAGATCAATTTTGCCTTTGCTGTTAATGACAAATCCTTCGTCATTTTTGCTAAGTGTACCAATACGTACACCTTCTTGTTCTACAATCCAAAATTTGTTTTCTAAAACTGGTTTAGCTGTTATACTCATTTATACCTCGCTTGTAACGGTTCTGCATAACTTGCTGCATTGTCTGCAATGCGCTGAAGATCCCAACGAGCACAAAACTTCATAAGTCTCATACCTACTTGTGAAATGTTTTTACTATCTGCTGATTGGATAGTATTATTTATTTCTGTTCGAATATGCTCGGGTTGTGCTGTAAGATCGCATAGTGTAACATTACGTGTATAATCGTCAAGTACACGATGCTCTTCGCCGTTGTGATCTACCCAACGCTGTAGCATCATGTTATTCCAATTGTAGCCTTTGTTATCTTTATCAGCAAATGCTTCTAACAAACCTACTTTGTTCTTTGTGCCTTTCTTGCGCACACCAGGGTAGGCACTAAAAACATTGTCGCTAGTGTCACCACGCATACACTTCTCAAAAAGCAAGTATGCGGGCTCAGGAGCAGGCTTTGGCTCGCCTGTCTTCTTATCGCACACGGGCTGTCCTTTGTCATCAAAGTATCCTTCTACAGTAATTGTAGTATTACTTACCCCGTTGTATTGACGCACATTGGGTGCAATCAATTGTGCAAAGTCACCATCTGTACTAATAATAACATGATCATCATTGGGGTGATTTTGTATCCAACCCGCAATCAAATCATCTGCTTCTAGCACAGGATTGTGTAATACAGTGCAGTTAGTCTTGTCTGTAACAAACTCTTTAAACTCGTCAAAGATTTCCCAAAACACTTTATCTTCTTCTGCTTCACGTGGAGTAAGTGCATCACGTGCTTCTTTACGATTACGCTTGTATGGTTCATAGTAGTCCTTACGCCACGAACGTCCTTCTAAGCAGAAAACAACGTGCGAACCGTTAAAGTCCTGCCACGCTTTCTTAATACTGTTTAGTGTGATATGCATTGCCATGCCAACTTTAGTATCAATGTCGCCACGTACAACATGACGAGCACGGAAAAATGTGTTAGCAGTGTCAATTAAAATATAAGTCATGATACTTCGCTTTTGCCTTTGTCTATTGGTACTACATTAATATAACCGGCATTTCGTGATGTGTCAAGTCCTTCTTCTGCCAACATGTTATAAACAATGTCTTTGAACCAACGATCTACAATTTGTTCCGGTTCGTCACCTTCACTGCCATAACCTGCTGCCAATAGTTCCTCAATAAAGTAATCATTCCAATCTAGTTCAAAAAACCCGTTGCGAATATTATCTTCATTGACTTTCATATCAAGTACATTTACCCAAGGTTCGCCTTTTTTAGTAGCATATGCTTTAGGATCTTTTACTTTGAGCTTTTTGTCTGATTCTGCTTCTAGTGCAGCTTTTTGTTCAGCTAGTTCTTGTTCTTTTGCTTCAATGCCTGTTACACGTTTTAACCATTGTTTCATACTAGTTTCCTTATCTTTTCGTATTCCTCTTCGCTTTTGATGCCTTTTGGAATACTATCCAAGTTTTCTTTAAGTGCCCCAGGCATTTCCGAATAGGCTAATGTGGAGTCTTGGCGAGAACCTCCACCCTCGTTCCATACAGAGGTTCGCCACCTCTTGTACGTTGAGAGTGTATTCTTCCGACCTACCCCCAAGCGGC